TGCCTGCACGGCTGTAGTGTTTGGCTGGCAGGCGCTGACTCCGTTGGCCGTCAGAAGGGCAGCGGCGGAATCTCTTGATGACCTCCGCGCCGCGCTGGAGCAGCCGGAGCAGGAGCCGGTGGCGTGGATGACGCCAAGGAAAGACATCATCACCTGCAACGGCGCGGGGACCCGCTTCAACGACTGGATCCCCCTCTACACCCACCCCATCGTGTCATCGTCCGCGCAGCAGCAGCCATTGGAAAGGAAATGAAATGAAAGAAAAATATGAAGGGCAAGGGCTAGTGCGTTTCTGGAACACCCTGCTTACCTTCGCCATCATCGGCATGGTGTCGGTGTTGGGGTGGAGTCTGTATGTGCTGTGGAGGGTACTGACATGAGCGATTTGATTACCCTGCCCCGCGCCGTCGTCCGGCAGGCACTGGAGGCGTTGGAGAAATGCTCTGCACAACTTACCCGACTCGGGTACAGCGCAAATCACGCAGACCAAGTGATTCCCACTGTTCGCGCCGCGCTGGAGCAGACGGTGCAGGAGCCGGTGGCGTGGTGCGACATTGAGGAAGATGGCACCATTCATGGACTACGGTATTGGAGTGAACCGGGACGCCGGGAACATGCCCTCTACACCCACCCACCCCGCCGCGAGCCCCTGAGCGACGAGGAGCTTGATCGCCTATGGCGTGAGCCTATGAGTGCAGACTGGGAGCATCGGGAATACGCCCGAGCGGTCGAGGCCGCACATGGTATCAAGGAAAAGCTGAAGGAGTTGAACACATGAATACATCAGTAATGATGCGCTGCCCAAAATGCAAACAAGCCAGTGAATTGTGCAATCTTCATTTGTTAGACAAATCTTTTAAGCGCACATGGGTGGGCCTGACGAATGAGGAGATTTACCCGCTGTACAACGAGCCGAGAAGCGATGCTGAAATGGTTGAGTTTGCCCGAGCAGTGGAAGAAAAGCTGCGTGCGAAGAACTCCACCCTGGCACCAAATCAGGTAACGCCATCTTCACCTTGAATGAAGCTCTGGCAAAGATAAAGGAGTTGGCATGAACTACCTACCCCAAGACTTCGCCCGCTGTGAGAGCAACCCCTTGCTTGAGCAGTGCAAACAATGTGCAAGGAACATGCACATAAATCCTGTGCATCCCGCCGCAGGGCGGCAAATGTGGATCGGCCCGTGGACCGGGCATGGTCCGTGTCCTAATGGGGATTTTGTGGAGAAAGAAGGAGAATGAAATGTCCGACATGCAACGCCTGGACGGAAGTGCTGGAGTCGGTTCTCAGGAGAGATGGATCGCGCCGCCGTCGCTACCAGTGCGCGAACCTGCACAGGTTCAACACGGAGGAACGAATTGTTGGCCTTTCCTCTACAGCTACCGAGGTGACACCCTCGTCGTCAACAAAGCAATACGAAAATCCAAATACAAAAGCGCCGAAGAAGTCGGCGTAGCAGATTTTTAGCGGGCGTTGCATACATAGCTGCAAGCGTGGTTCTAGCCTCACAGATGTGAAGCCATTTCTTGCGCACCATACGTGCCCGCTGATTTTGATGCGTATGGTGCATCTCCCTGAACCTAGACCGAGGGGGCTAGGAATCTGTGTGTCCCCCTCAACCCCCAACAACACCTCAACATCATGGCAGCAAACGAAACCCAAGTGGGCGGCGCTCACTACAAACAACACACCTACGAAACGTGGGATGTGATCCTCGACTGGCAGCTAGGCTATCTCGACGGCAATGCCGTCAAGTATCTGTCCCGCTGGCGACACAAGGGCGGTGTGCAAGACCTGAAGAAGGCCCGTCATTACATCGACAAGCTCATTGAAGTGGAGGAATTCAACGATGGCAACCCCGGAAAGTAAAGTCAAAGCCAAGTGCGTCGAGATCATCAAGAAGTACCGCGCTTACTACTTCTTTCCTGCACAGAATGGCTACGGCAGGGCTGGCATCCCAGACATCATCGTCTGCTACCGAGGCATGTTCCTTGGTGTAGAATGCAAGGCCGGTTTCAACAAGCCCACCGCTCTACAAGAGCGTGAGATGGCAGACATCCACCGTGCCGGTGGGTCCGCGATGGTGGTCAGGGAAGATACACTTGAACTACTGGAAGAGTGGTTCGCAGAAAGGCAATCATGGGCACAGTAGACACAGACAGCTTAAAGCAACGCATCGAGATGGTAGCGATGATGGAGCGCATCGCTGCGCTTCCTGCAGATGAGGCGGACCAGTTCGTGCGGGCCATACTCATGGTGGGTAGCTGCTTCTTGCATGAGAAGAACCACGGCGTGTTTCTGCTGGTCGAGAACGAGGAGATGCTCAAGATCATGGGTGTCAACTCCTCGGCAAACGACACGGGCCACATCGTCACGCAGGCCGCTGAGATGTTCATCACCAACATGGTCGCCAACGACCTGCAACGCAAAGGAGAAACGCATTGAGCGCCGCACCATACGACAAGATCATCGTGCTGGACTTCGAGACCGCATGGTCTCGGTCCGAATACACGCTCAGCAAAATGACTACTGAAGAGTACGTCCGCGACCCGCGCTTCAAGGCGTGGGGGCTGTGCTGGAAGGAAGTGGGCACCGACGAGATCCCGGTGTGGGTACGCAGCGACCGCATCAGGCGCTGGAAGTCCAGCATTGACTGGTCCCGCACTGCTGTGCTTGCTCACAACGCCCAGTTCGACGTGACGATCCTCTCCTGGGAGTACGGCATCCAGCCCGCGTTCATCTTCGACACGCTCAGCATGGCCCGGGCGCTACGTGGCGTGGAGGTGGGCAACAGTCTGGCTACGCTGGCCGAGGCGTTCGAGCTTCCTCCCAAGGGCAAGGCGGTGCACAGCACCGATGGCATGCTGGAGAGCATCCCGTTCGCGGTCGAACAGGAGCTGGCCGACTACTGCAAGCACGACACCTACCTGTGTGAGCAGATCTTCCTGCGCTTGATCGAGGGCTACCCGACCAAGGAGTTGAAGCTCATCGACATGACGCTGAAGATGTACACCCGCCCGCTGCTGCAGCTTGACAAGGAGATGCTGGCGCAGGCAATTGAAGAAGAAAGGAATGCACGTGAAGGACTTTTACAGAAGCTCGGCATGGAAGAAGCTACGCTTGCGTCGAATCAACAGTTCGCGCAGGCGCTTAAAGCACTTGGCATTGATCCGCCAACGAAGATCAGCAAGACTACCGGTGAGGAAGCGCTCGCTCTCGCTAAGAATGATGCGCTGTTTCAGGCGCTACTCAATCATGAGAATGAGGATGTTGCGCTTCTCTGCGAAGCAAGGCTGAAGGTCAAGAGCACCAGCGAACGCACACGTGCGCAGCGCTTCCTCGACATTGCTGACCGGGGCGACCTGCCGGTGCCCCTGAGCTACTACGGTGCAGCCACAGGCCGGTGGACTGCAGCCAAGGGCAGCGCGATCAACATGCAGAATTTGAAGAGGGGCTCTTTTCTGCGTAAGGCGATCATGGCCCCTGAGGGACACGTCATCGTGGTCGGTGACCTCTCGCAGATCGAGCCGCGTGTGCTGGCGTGGCTGGCGGACTACCAAGAACTGATCAACATCTTCCGCTCGGGCGGTGATCCGTACGCACGCTTCGGTGCAGAGATGTTCAACATCCCCGGCATGTCCAAGGACAGTCACCCGGTGGAGCGGCAGTCGGCCAAGTCAGCCCTGCTGGGCGCAGGCTACCAGCTAGGCTGGGCCAGCTTCGCGGCGCAGTTGCTTACTGGGTTCCTCGGTGCACCACCCAAGCGGTACTCAAGGGAAGAGGCGAAGCAGCTTGGCGTTGTCGGCGCTGACGTGCAGAAGTTCTTGTCCTGGGATGAGAACATCAAGAAGATGGAGGAGATCCCCCACACCTGCACCGACCTTGAGCTTGCCATCCACTGCCTCGCAGCCAAGGCCATCATCGACAAGTACCGCACGGCCTCGTGGCCGGTGGTGGCGTTCTGGGAACTGATGGGCATCCTCATCGAGCAGAGCCTGTACAAGGGCAAGGAGTACACGCACAAGTGCCTGACCTTCCGCAAGGGCGAAATCGTCTTGCCAAGCGGCATGTCTGTGCGGTATCCTGACCTCCGCCCTGACCAAGACGAGAAGGGCCGAGTCCAGTGGAGCTACGCTGACGGCAAGGACGGCAAGCGAAGCAAGCTCTACGCGGGCAAGGTCACGAACAACGTGGTGCAGGGCACGGCGCGTTGTGTGATGACTGACGGGATGCTGCGCATAGGAAAGCGGTATCCGGTCTGTGGAACCGTGCACGACGAGGCGTTGTGTATCGCGCCGGAGAGTGAAGCAGATGAGGCCAAAGACTACCTTCTGGCCTGCATGACCGTGCAGCCGAGCTACATGCCGGGGATTCCCCTGGCTGCAGACGGCGGTGCTAACAGACGCTATGGGCTGGCAAAAGGATGAACACCATCACCGACTACGCCATGCCGCTCATGGAGATCGAGCGCATGGCCCGAGCAATCCACGACCTGTGCCTTGAGCGCAAGTATGGACAAGCGCGTGAACTCACCACTCACCTGGGTGTTGAGAACCGCATCCTGCAAGCCACGCTTGCGTTACTCGAAGAAAAGGAGAAAGCCTTTGCAAACCCCCAAGAAGTTCAAACTCAGTAACAAGACGTTCACCGTGCGCATGGTGGACACGATGCCCTGCCGGGGGCACATGGGTGAGGTGGACCACGACACGCGTGTGGTCACCATCGCCACCACCAGCAACCTGACGGGCCGGTCGTTCAAGACCGAGGAGGTGTCCGACACCTTCTGGCACGAGGTCACTCACGCCATCTTGCAGGACATGAACCACCGGCTGTGGAACAACGAGAAATTCGTCACACGCTTCGCCAACCGGCTCAACGAGGTCATCAACACAGCGGAGATCTAATGGGTAACGCAGTCACTTGGAGCCATTCAGGCCTGAAGAAGTTTGAACAGTGTGCGCGGCAGTATCACGAAGTGACGGTGCTGAAGCGCTTCCCTTTTAGGGATACCCCGCAGACGCTGTATGGTAAAGACGCGCACAAGGCCATCGAGGACTACGGGCGTGACGGCACACCGCTGCCGCCAGAGTTCGTGATCTTCCAGCCAGTCGTAGACGTTCTCCTTGCCAAGCCTGGGAGGAAGCTGTTTGAGCATGAGATGGCGCTGACCAAGGACTTGCGACCCTGTGACTTCAAGTCTGACGACAGGTGGGTGCGCGGCATCGCGGACCTGCTCATCGTGGATGACGACAACCTGACGGCCCGGGTGGTGGACTGGAAGACGGGCAATGACAAGTATCCAGACAGGGACCAGCTAACGCTGATGTCCCTGATGGTGTTTGCCCACTTCCCCCACATCCGCTCTGTCTCGTCTGCCTTGTTCTTCATCGTCAAGGGCAGCATGGTCAAGCACAAGATGTCCTACGAAGACGCAGAGGCTGCGTGGTGGGACTACCGGGAGCGCGTTGCCAAGCTTGAGGCAGCGCACGAGTTCGACGTGTGGAACCCCTCACAGAGCCCGCTGTGCGGATGGTGCCCCGTCAAGGAATGTACGTTCAATACCAAGAGGAGTTGATATGACGCAAGTCAACGGCAAGCGTGACTACAAGCACGCGTACAAGCTGCAGAAGGCGACCGGAGAGACCGCCGATCAGATCGAGCGCCAACGCGCACGCAGGGCCTACGACAAGGAGGGCATCGACCGCGCAGGCAAGGACATCGACCACGTTAAGCCGCTGCGCAAGGGTGGCAAGAGCACCGCAGGCAACCTGCGGCTGCGCTCAAAGAAAGCGAATCAAGCGGACAACGGCAAGTAAAACAACGGAGAAAGCACTTGGAGATATTCGACAACCGCATACTGCTCTTCAACACCCGACACCCGCACCGCTACAGCATCATCCCCAAGCACAAGGTGCTGCCCATCGAGGGTGGCTACCAAGTCGCTGTCCACTGGGGCCTTGATGAGACGCGTGTGCTGCGCAACCTGGGTGTGAAGAACGTCCCCTCTCCCATCCAGGGGAGGTATGAGTGGCCTGGGCGCTACCGCCCGATGGACCACCAGCGCGACACGTCAGCGTTCCTCACGTTCAACCGGCGTGCGTTCGTGCTGTCAGAACCCGGGACGGGCAAGACCCTCAGCGCCCTGTGGGCGGCTGACTACCTGATGAAGCGCGGTGAGGTCAGGCGGTGCCTGATCCTGTGCCCCCTGTCGATCATGCACAGCGCATGGATGCAGGACTTGGGCAACTCCGTCATCCACAGGAGCGCAGTGGTGGCCCATCATTCGCAAGCTGCACGCCGCATCGAGTTGATACAGGAGGACTACGAGTTCGTCATCACGAACTACGAGGGCCTGAACTTGATTGCGAATGAGGTGAACAACGACGGGCGTTTCGACCTCGTCATCGTGGACGAAGCCAACGCATATAAGAACCCACAAACAAGACGTTGGAAAGCACTCAATTCAATCATCAAGCCCGAGACGTACCTGTGGATGATGACGGGCACGCCCGCTGCACAGTCTCCTGTGGATGCGTACGGCCTTGCTCGGCTGGTCAACCCGACCAACGTGCCCAAGTTCTACACGGCGTGGCGCGATCAGGTGATGCAGAAGATCACCATGTTCAAGTGGGCTCCCAAGCCCGACGCTGCTGACCGGGTCTTCGCTGCGCTGCAGCCCGCCATACGCTTCACCAAGGCGCAGTGCCTGGACCTGCCGCCTGTGCTCACGACTACACGTGAGGTGCCGCTCACGCCACAGCAGGCCAAGTACTACAACCTGCTGCGCGACCAGATGGTGGCGATGGCTGCGGGCGAGACGATCACTGCCGTGAACGCAGCGGGCGTGCTCAACAAGCTCCTGCAGATCAGCACCGGGGTGTCCTACACCGACAACCAAGAGGTGGTCGAGTTCGACGCCACGCCAAGGCTGAACGTCCTGCTCGAGGCGCTGGAGCAGACAGACCGCAAGGTCATCGTGTTCGCGCTCTTCCGCGCTGCCATCAGCACCATCAGCGCCTTCCTCACCAAGAACGGTGTGGCCTGCGAGGAGATCCACGGCGGGGTCACGGCGACCAAGCGAGGCGACATCATCAAGCGCTTCCAGACGCAGCCCAACCCGAGGGTGCTGGTCATGCAGCCCCAGGCCACAGCGCACGGCATCACGCTGACTGCGGCGGACACCGTGATCTTCTACGGCCCGCTGATGAGCGTGGAGCAGTACGTGCAGTGCATCGCCCGGGCCGACCGCAAGGGGCAGAACTCCGACAAGGTCACCGTGATCCACATCGAGGGGTCGCCGGTCGAGAAGCGCATGTTCAAGGCCCTGTCCAGCAAGGTGGACGACAACGCCCTGCTGGTCAAGTTGTTCGAAGAAGAAATTTCAGGAAGGGGGTTGCCGAAGTCAGTTTGACAATGTACAGTGTTGGACACTAACTCAAAAAAGGAGAAAGCATGGAAGACGAATTGCCCGTAGACAGGCTGGTCCGCATCTACATGAAGATGCGCTCGGCCATCCAAGACCTCGACGCCCAGATCGAGGCGATCAAGGAGCAGCAACAGTCCGTCAAGAACGAGATCAAGGACCGCATGCGGGGCACGGGGGTCAAGTCCCTGCGCACCGACCACGGCACCGTCTCGCTGATGGAGAAGACCCGGTACTACACCAACGACTGGGACAGCTTCAAGAAGTTCATGGTGGAACACGACGCGCTCGACCTGCTGGAGAAGCGCATCGCCCAGTCCAACATGAAGTTGTTCTTGGAAGAAAACCCTGGGGCCATCCCCCCAGGTTTGAACTCGGACACCGAGTTCGACATCTCTGTGAGAAAACCCTCAACTAAGTGAAAGGCTACACATGAGCAACATTGCACTTTTCTCCGGCTCTGCCGTTCCCGCGTTCGCCAAGAAGGGCGAACTGTCTGCCCTCGCCAAGTCCCTCGCAGGGGGTGCCGGTGGTGGCGGCAAGCGCATCTCGATCAAGGGCGGCGTGTTCCGCCTGATGGTGGACGGCAAGGAAGTTGCCGCTGTCGATGAGCGCTTCCTCGATGTGGTTGTCGTCAACGCCGCTCCCAAGATCGGGCGTACGTTCTACATGAAGGCGTACGACGGCGACACGCCCAGCGGCCCTGACTGCTGGTCGGCTGACGGCGAGAAGCCCGACGCCAGCGCAGCCACCCCCCAGGCCACCAACTGCGCCTCGTGCCCGCAGAACGTGAAGGGCTCCGGTAATGGCGAGAGCCGTGCCTGCCGCTACAGCCAGCGTCTGGCAGTGGTGCTGGCGAACGATGTGGACGGTGATGTCATGCAGCTTCAGTTGCCTGCCACGTCCATCTTCGGCAAGGAGGAAGGCGACAACCGTCCGCTGCAAGCGTACGCCCGGTATCTGGCTGCGCAGGGCGTCTCTCCCGAGACCTTGGTCACGCGCATGAAGTTCGACACGAAGTCGGAGAGCCCCAAGCTGTTCTTCAAGCCGATGCGCTGGTTGAGCGAGGACGAGTACGCCTCGGCTGCGGAGCAGGGTCAGTCTGAGGACGCCAAGCGTGCGATCACCATGACCGTGGCGCAGACCGACAAGGTCGAGCCGATGAAGCTGGAGGGCACCAAGCCCACCCCCAAGGCTGCTGCCAAGCCCGCACCCGCTCCTGCGGCTGAGGAAGAAGAGGAAGAGGCACCGCCGCCTGCACCCCGGCGTGGCCGTCCTCCCAAGGCCAAGGCTGAGCCGGTGGAAGAGGCTGAGGAGACCGTCGAGCCGACCGTGCGCAAGGAAGAGAAGGCTGCACCCGCTGCACCCAAGTCGTCTCTTGCCAAGCTGGCGGCTGATTGGGATGATGAGTGACTTTGATGGGGGCTTCGGCCCCCTCTTAACACCATGACCTACTCTGTCAAAACCGTGCTGGCGGTGAAGGACGCTCCCAAGAGCCTGGGCAACACGCTCGGGCGTCTTGCTGTGAGCTTGGACTTCAGCGTCTTGCGCCTCGCCAAAGCCACTGGGGCATCACGCCAAACCGTCTACAACTGGATGCTGGGCGGCGATGTTCTCAATCCGTATCAACCCCGCGTCGAGCGCCTGATCGAGATCCTCAGAGCCGCCAAGAACGCAGAAACCGCATGGGTGCAAATATGCAAGGAATTCAACCTTCAAGCCTGACGCCAGAGGAACTGGTCCGGTATGCCTACCTCAAGAACGACAACGGCTTGCCCAAGGACTGGTGCGATGCGCTGATCAAGGCGGTAGAGACGCTGCTGGACGACCTCAAGTAACCCCCCGGGAGCTTCATGGAACCGCTTGAGTTTCTAGCGGCTGTGCTTCCGCCACCCGGTTTTGGGTACTACTGCGCAGCAGAGCTTTCTTCCAAGAAGAAGCAACACGTTTTCGTTGAAGATCTGAAGGAGGTACAGCGTCATGCTGACCAATGGCTGACACAGAGCAAGGACATCTATTTCGCGCTGGCGACGTTCGAGGAGTCGGGCAAGCGCACGGCAGACAACGCCGAGTACGTGCGATCCATGTTCATCGACATGGACGGGTACGCCACGAAGAAAGACGCGGCACAAGCGCTGGGTGGCTTCCTTGAGACCACAGGGCTTGAGGGGCTGGCTACTCCGTGGATCGTCGCATCAGGCGGCGGGCTGCACTGCTACTGGGCCTTCACGCATCCCGTTGCTGTGGGTATCTGGAAGCCTGTGGCTGAGGCGTTCAAGCGCCTGTGCAAGCAGCAAGCGCTGTCTATCGACATGACGGTCACCGCCGACGCGGCCCGCGTGTTGCGCATCCCGGGCACGCTCAACTTCAAAAAGAAGTACGGCACCCCACGCTCGGTCAAGATCATGGCCGAGGGCACCGCATGCAGCTTCGAAGACTTCGCGCAGGCCATCACGGCAGCGCTGGGGCCGACCAGTGTCAATGCACCAGCACCGTCTCGCGCACCGCTCGACATCCCCGGCAAGCGCATCGAGGCACCCGTAGCCAGCAACGTCAAGCTGGTGGAGAACAGCGTCACCAAGTTCAAGCTGATCATGCAGCGCACGGCAGCAGGCGATGGTTGCGCACAGCTTGCGCACTTCGTTGAGCACGCCGCTGATGACGGCATGGAGCCCCAGTGGCGTGGCTGGCTGTCCCAGGCCAAGCAGTGTGCGGATGGTGAGCGTGCTGCGGTCTGGCTGAGCAGCCTGCACCCCTACGAGCCTGAGCGCATGCAGACCAAGCTGCGCGAGATCAA